GTGGCGACAGATGGATCGGTCTCCCCAATTTCAGGATGCTCCGCGAGGAGTTTCTTTCCCGCGGCTATGTCTGCCTCGGTCACGGGCCTGTCGTCTATGACGATGCCGCTCTGCAACGCCATCAAGGCATCATGCGCCGGCGATCCCTCGTCAAGAAAGAGCAACGCTGTACGCACGGCATCAAGGAGTTCGCCTCGTACCTGCGGCATCGTCACTCTGTCCCGCACCACCGCCTCGATCTCGGAACGCAGGACCCAACTCCCCGTCAGTATCTCTCCGTGCGGTTTCTCCCACCCTATAACCTGAATCCGCTCCTCGCTCACCTCGCCTTGCCTCAGTTCCGAATCCGATACCGGATCACCGCCACCGTCGAAGCCTCGACCGCCGTGAACTCCACAACCAGCGGATTTACCCCCACAATGTTCCCTGTGGTGTTTTCAACCCTCACCGATCCCTCGACCACCACACATCCATAACTGGGCACATAGGCCCGCTGCATCGGTATCTCTGACGAAGGGCCCAGGTCCACCTCGAACGTGCACTCCAACTCCATCCCCGGCGCGATAAAGCTACCGCCAGCACCCGCTTTTGGGGGCAGTCCCTTGACGATGGACACCTCATTGCTCTCCACCGCGACAATCGACCCGTCAACCAGAGTGTACTCGGCGCTTCCCCGGTTCGTCACCGTGTCCGCCGCCTGCAATCGCATCGCCAGCACCCCCAGAATCGCGACCACCACAAGTATCCAGAGAAGCCGTCTCATTTGCATTTCCCCTGTCCAGACACCGGGATGCCGTCCGTTCCATCTCGTCAAACAACACGGCAGCACCCGAATCACCAGATTGACAAACTCGGCGATCCTCACCTCGCCTTGCCTCCCTTGCACTTCTTCCCCCCGCCCTTGTACCCGCTCGCATACGCCGCCTGCCCCTGCCGCTCCGCTGCCGCCTTCGAGGGGTACACCTTCCCCTTGCTGCCCCACTTCCATCCGCCCTTGACCTTATGTACCGGCATCATCCCTCCTCGGCGTTCTCGGAAATTCCCGCCGGGACCCCTATTCGCCCCTCCTCAGAGGATTGGGGCGCATCGGTTTCACCACCGCGATACCTCAATCGTGTTGTACTGGCCATCGCTCGACTCAACCGCTGCCCCCTGAGCGCCCTTGTGGCGAACTCTGTCCCTTATCACGCCAATCCCGATACAGATAACCAACCCTATCAGGAGGACAGGCACTAACCACATGTCTCTCTTGGGCGCAACCTGGAACGCCGGATACTCCCTCCACCCCCCCGTTAACCCCGTAGAATCAAAACTCATCTCGCCTCCCCAAACCCATCTGGTTTTTTCCGAGACACCCCTTGTGGCACTGAGCCACCATCACCCCCACAGCAGCCTTTTCGCCCTTTACCCATCCCTCCGCTGGCTCTATCCATTCACTCGGTAGCGAAGAATCGTCAGGGATCGCCATGCGGAATCCCCCACGTCCCCAATCCCACGTTATGATTCCGCCTGCCCAGAGGAGCCGCTCCAGCGCATCCAGGTTCTTGGCCGTTTCGCAAACATCACAGATCGGACTCCCCGGAGTGGCCGTGTATCCCCTCTGTATGACCCCGTGTGTTATGTGTGCCCCTAGAAGCTCGCGCAGACCTCTCAGCCAACCCATCATGCCTCCTGAACCGTCTTTAATTTTTTTCCCGGGAGTCCCACGTCCCTGGGTGGACGGGTACTATCTATCACGGCTACGCGGTCCCCCGCCGAAGCTACGGGTCGCGTCGGTTTCGGGTTGGGTGGCATGTTCACAGTTTGTTCACAGTCAACGTAATCACCATTATAGGACGTAAACAGGCATTTCAGGCCCCCTCATCATCATCAAACCCCTCATCCTGCCCCTCATCATTGTATGTTTCGCCTGCTCCTAGCTCCCCTGCCACCTCAACTGCCTGGATCGACACAACCTCGCGCACCTCAGCGAGTGACAAGCCTTCCATGATCTGTATCAACCTGCGCTCCGCCGCCGGTGTCAGGCTCCGCTCTTCGGTCACCCGGTCGGCTACCCGTCTACCCACAAGCTTCGTCAGATCGCGCTTGGCCTCTCGCCGTGCCCGCTGCATTCCCTGCGCCGTAGCCGTCTCTGCGGCCTCTGCTTGCAGATTGGCGATGTGGGTAGGGCCGTAGTCGTCCAGCATCTCGTCAATGGTGGCCCTACCGCTGCCGAAGCTCCTTCCTGGGCCTCCCTTCCACTCCCCAGGTACGAACCTCCCTAACGCGTCCCTACCTGCGTTTTCTTTCCCCTTCTCGAGAGGCGCTGCCGGGGCCGTACACAATCCCTTCTGCAACCCTTCTTCCAGCCTCTCAGGCTCGATCTCCTGCGTTCTCGGCGTGTTTCCGTAGTCTACCCCCTCGCGTTGCTTCTGCTGAGTAGTGGGAGGCCCCTCACGTTTCGGAGTTTTCGCATTGCGCGTCCTCATCATGCGTTTCCCATGTCCATAGGATTTACCACATTTCCGACATTTCATATTATGCCACGGCGGGGCGCGAGTGTCAAGGTGCGGGTGTATCCTGGGGTCCCGAAAATAGTTCTTGACAGGGTAGTACATTCGTGCTAGTATGTGGAAGATGGCTAGTAGACGAGGGCGAAGGCCCGGAAGGGGAGAGAAGATGCATCGAGCAGCAGAAGGCCGAGAGGTTGTCAGAATCCTGCGGGATGTCGCCCGCAAAGTGGAGCAGGGCCAGACAGAGGGAAAGCCGATGGATATGAACGGGAACAGCGTAGGCGAGTACGGATTCACGCAAGGCCGCACCGATGGCAGCCGGCGCCGGTTTACCGTCACGATCCAGGCGGACAATGACGCATTCAAAGACTACTCCTAGCCCCTGCCCTTAGCCCTCCTTCGGGAGGGCCTGCGCGAGTAGCTAGACGAGAGGGCGAGAGCCCGGAAGGGGAGAGAAGAATGGCGAACCGGACACTGAAACCACGACAATGCCGAACCGGAACAGAACCAGGAATGGACTGCTACAACACAGGACTCGCCCCGCGCATCGGCCGCAGCAAGTGCGGCGAATACTACATTGTGGGGACCGAACTCGCAGTACAAGACGCGTACAACAGGCTCAGGCGTGGGGCTAGCCCGCGGGCCATTCACGCTGAGAAGGACGGCCGATGGTTCCCTGTTCACATCTACGCAACAGCAGCGCCAGCATGGCGAGCATATGACGCGGCCAACGAAAAGGCGCGGGAAAGGGTGCGGGCCGACATTAGAGAGGCGGAGGCCCGACGCCAGCAGATTCTTACGGGCACAGCAGAAGAGGCGATTGAAGCTATCCTGCGCTGACCTCCGCCCCGGCCCATCCACGCGGTGGGCCGAGCCGGGAAGTCAGACGGAGCGCGAGAGCGCGAGGAGGGAGGAGCAGATGGCAGAGAGAGAATATGGGATCGGACGAATACCAGCGGACGTGGACCCGGTAGAGGAGACGCTCGCTGAGATCGAGGCTGAGCGAATACAACCTAGCTACAGGCCAGCGGCCGGGTTGGTCGAACCCACAGGGACCACGCAGGGGCACGCGGTGCCCAAGGCGACTCGATGCCAGGTGTGCGGCGCGCCGGCTGATGGTTATAACCCAGGCGCCGGGCAGGACCTGTGCGCTCGGCACTGGGACGAGTATTGAGAGCGAGAGAGGAGATCGCACGATGACGCGACGAGAGCATTATGCCGGAAAATGGGACGGCATCTGCAAACGGTGTGGACACGACTATATCAACGACTGCCGCGGGAACTGCACCTGCCTCTCCTGCAACGGTCAGCGACAGGACGAGGAACGAGAGGGTCTGCGTTTCGAGGAGGACCAGGATTTCGTGCAGCACTAGCCCCCCCGGTGGGGTGGGGCTTGGGGTGGAGACGAGGGCGAAGGCCCGAGGAGAGAGGAAGATGGAAGCGACAATGAGAGTGGGCGATGTTGTAGTGCCGAAATGTGGAGACCCGGAGAACGAGGTCGGATATACCGGCAGGGTGGTAGCGATAATCCCAAGTCCCGGCGCGACCTACCCTCCGCAAATCGAGGTGCGATTCCCCGACGATCACTCCGACTGGTGGAGAGAAGACGAGTTGACGCCCGCCAAGGCCACAATGAAGATCACCATGGCAGATCAGCGGTGGGAGAAGATAGAATCCCAGCTCCCCGCTGAGGAGCGAGGGGAGTGTGGGGAGTGTCACGCAGAACCGCTCCCGGCGACGTACTACCTGCTTGTAAACGGGGCCGCCACCATCTGCCCCAACTGCTACCGCCGACTGGAGAGAGACGGAGGTCTCTAACCCCCCCGGTGGGGTGGGGCGCGGGAGAAAGAGAGGAGAGAGGAGCGTCCATGCCCAAACCCGACGATCTGTCCGACGCTGCCCGCCGCCTGGTGAAACAATCCCACGCCGCGCAGAAGAAGAAACACGGGAACGGATATAGCCAGGAGATGATGCGCCGAGGACGAAAAGGGGGCTGGCCCAAGGGCCACCCGAGGAAGAAGAAGCAGGAAGGCCCCGGTGATGAGCCGGGGTCTTCTCTCAGGCTACCCGCACCCCTTTGAGGGGCCGCCTCCCCAGGCGCATCATCTCCGGACACCTATAGGCCCAGTCGAGTATCTCCGTCCAGTCCGCGCGTTCCTCCATCCCCGGATGATTCCGGCGGATACGCTCGCGGCGTTGCTCAGATGTCTCCCGCTGCTTCTTCTGGCGCATTGTCGGCCTTTCCCGCCTCCTTCTCCGCGTTCACGCAGCGGGACTCCGCGGCGTGTATCATCTCTAGGTCCGTGACCCGTCCGCGCGCATTGCACTCAGGGCAGATCGTGTCACCGCCGCCATAGGCCAACATATGCCGACCACATGAAGAACAGACCCTCTCCGATACGGCTATGCCTCGGTCGGTGAGGATGGATCGCTCCGACTCCAGTTCCGCGACCCGCTTCTCCGCGGCCTCGGCACGGGCGCGCTCCTCCATCGCCCTCTGCTCGGCCGCGTCCGCACGCTGGCGGTACTTGTTCCGTTCCTGGTGGTAGCACCCACAACGCGCACTTGCTCGCTGCCATCGCTTACGCCATCTAGAGGCCCGCTCATGTGCCCGCCGAAACAGCGATTGTCTTTCGTCATCGCCACCTGCCGCCTCCCAGTCGGCACGCGCTGGTTTGGGAACCCCTGCCCATGTCGTCCGGTCACATTCACTCATCCTTCACTCCCTCCAGGCCAAGTCGCCGGGGCATATCCCTTCCGCCTCGGCAACAGATAGGTCGCGGCCAGTCAAGTAGGACAGCAACGCCAATACAACGCGCCGCGTCCCATCTGGTTCCTCGGCAGATACATCCTGTAAGGCTACCAGAACGACAAGCGCCATCTCATCCAATCGGCTACTCGCCATCGCTCTCCCTCTCCCTGAAGTGCTCGTCGCAGGCGGGGGCGCGCTCAGACCGAATCACCGGAACGAGCGACTTCCTCCGTTCTGGCGTAAGTATACAGTGGCCCACCCAGAAGCCGAGGTAGGATATGCGGAACTTCGCTTCCCACGCCGCGCACTCGCCGCAGACGCGCTGTTCAGGCATCGTCGCCCTCGATGCTAGCCCAGTCAATGACGCGTTCGCAGTTCGGACAGGTCGGACTGGACTTGCGTCCCGCATCATTGCCAAGGTACTCCCCGCACCCGCAGTAGAACAGGTCCCCCTCGGCAATACGCTGCCTCCCCGCCAATTGGTGAATCCGCAGTATCTTCGCCTTCGCCTTCGGCTCCGACTCGACGCGGCGGATGGCGTAGTATCGTTCGGGCAGCGACAGGTCTGTAATCACGTCATCCCCGAAGAAACAATACGCCTCCCCTGAAGTCAATCGCCGGCAATCGCCAGTCCCTCCCCCCTTGGGGATGACATACCAATCTGTATCCAGTTCCCCCTCAGACTTAGGCCAGACCCCCACAACCCGCTCCCCCTCCCGCTCCTTCCGCAGGCGCTCATTCTCGCTCTCCGCCTCCACCTGAGCACGCGCGGCTTCTGCCAGACCGACCTCCCACTCGTGGCAGCACTCAGTACACTCCTCCTGCCGGCGGGCGTGCTGGGCGCGGGCGGCGGCGATGGCCTTGCTCCAGACCTCAATGGGCACCAGACACGCGGCCCCCGCTTTCTGGTCCTGGCGCAACCCGGCAAGGTATTCCTCTGCCAGCGACATCAAGTCTATGTCCAACAAGCCACCATCATCCACCGCGTCCCCCTCGGGCGCGGCGTCGGGGGTTGGTTGCTCCTCCACCTTCGGCTCGATGGGGCGGATGGCGATATGGCGGGCCGACCAAGGCTCCCAGTCGGATCGCGGAGCATCTACTATGATCTCTACCCCGATGTATGTGCCGTCGGAGTGAACGTGGTAATAGTGCTTCCCGGAGTCAATCCCCCCTCCCTGATCCATTAGTTCGAAGACCCGCTCCCCCTCCCGCTCCTTCCGCAGGCGGGCGTTCTCGCTCTCGGCTTCCGCCTGAGTACGTGCGGCTTCTGCCAGACCGACCTCCCACTCGTGGCAGCACTCAGTACACTCCTCCTGCCGGCGGGCGTGCTGGGCGCGGGCGGTGCCAACTAACCTGTCGGTCCCAGCCCACCACTGGTCGCTGTCACGATATCCGCCACCTCGTTGATCTATGCGGTCCAGCAGCGCCTCCACCGCATCCCCCTCCGGCGCGGCGTCGGGGGTGTCGCAATCGGGACACTCGTCGGGGGTGAAGGTGAGGGTGCCGGGAGCGTCAACATTGACCCCTACTGCCATAAGCACACTATCTGCCCCCATGATGCCGTCGCAGCAAACTGCCTCAAACTGCCTTCCTCCGCGGAATCCCGCAGACTCTATCCTCACGCTCGCCATCTCACGCCTCCTCCGCGGCCTTCGCCGCATCATTGCCTACGCCAAGCGGCGTATTGAATACTCCAGGCTTCCGTAGACTATGACACTCCTTTGCGTGATCGCAGTAGACGCAGCGTCCATTCCCTCCCAGTTCAAACGTCGGACAGGCTCCATTATCGGGCGCATGACAACACTGGCACGCGCCATATTTACAGGGCATCACTCTCCTCCGCGGCCTGTGCCGCTAGTTCTATCGCACACCCCGGCGGCTCATCCGCCAAGGCATATCGCTTCTGCGCGTGTAACTCCACGACTTGAGTATCGTTCGCGATCAGCGTGGGTGTCACCGCATCCAGAATCAATTTCGAGAGGTTGTCTATATCGGGCCGGGTGACGTGTGGCTTCTCCCTCTTCGGCATCTTCTTCAGGCGCGGCATAAGGAAGCTGAGGCGCACCCGCACGGGTCCCGAGAAGGCAGCACCCTGTCGGGCCAGCGCCGCTTCGTGCGCGACGAGTGCGTACCACTGAGGTTTCTCCTGGTAGATGCCGGCGTGCTGTCCCCGGCGCGTAGCACGAGGCCGCGCTAGGGGCTTCGGTTCGCCAGCCACAAAGAATCTCACCGCCGCCTTCCTTTCCGCGATTGGACCACAATCCGCATTCTGTGCTCCCGACCGCATTGACAAGTAACCTTCGTCTCTGTTTCCCAAAAGGGGCGCACGGTACGCAGTGTCACCACTTTCCCGCATGAGCACATGACTGAGGACGCATACCGCATGATGGAATATCCCATGCGCTCCCGCGATCCCCAGCGCGACCGCCGACCGCCAGCCATCATAGCAATCTCCCGCAAAAGCTCTGGGGACATCTATCCCCCTTGACAAGATTGCACCGCGGACAACTGATGACGATGTTCGCCAGTTCGTTATCCCCTCCCCCGGCAAGGGGGACGCGGTGGTCTATATGAAATGCACCGCCCTTAATGCCATCTCCGCACCACCAGCAACGCCGCCCTTGCGAAATCAACATCCGCTGAATATCATCCTGGCTGAAGTACCCTCCAGCCCCCTTCTTGCGCGCCCTCCGCCGTGCTTGCACAACCCGATTGGCCTCCCGCCATGTCGCCCGATTCTTTTCTCGATACCGGCGATCCCGGCCCCTTTTGAGTTCCCGCGCCCGGTCGCGATTGTCTTCTCGATGCTGACGTGCACGCTCTCGCCTTTGTGTTCGCGTGCAGACTCTACAGCGAGCGGCAATGCGACCATGATTGACACCGAAGAACTGTCGCGTATGTGGGAATCGCTCTCCACATTTGCTACATGCCCTGGTTTTTTCTTTGCCGCTCATGCCCCAGCCTCCAGCACTTCTTTAATGACGCTCGCATGGCAGGGTTTTGGGTGGCAAGCGCACACGAGCACGAGCTTGCCGTGCTTCTCGTGGAGAGCGCGCAGGCGGGCGAGTTCCTCTTCTTCCGATGCTCCTCGATCCCGGAAGTGCATCCGATAGAGACTGACTGCGTCTGCCTGAGTCAGGAGGAATGACGCCCCGTTCCACGGAGGTTTCCCGACCCGGAATGGGTTCCTCAGCGGACTCGCTCTCAACCCCCACCGTGGCAGCATCCGCCCAACCCACACATATGTTTCATCTGGGAATGCGGTGCATTTACCCCCGCTCGCCATGTTCGGCACAAGGAAGTCTCGGACGTTGGCAACGGTGATCACGCCATCACCTCCTCGCCATCACGGTTTCTCCAAGAAGAAGATGTCGCCACGAATCTCCCATACTCTCCACCTTTGCCAGGGGTGCGAATGACAGTTAGGATGATGCCACCCCTTTGTATTCACAGGCGGATTGATATGCTTGCGCGCATAGAACATCTGTCCGACAACGGGCGGCTTGCGAAGCCACTTGCACCGCATCATCGCACCGGGCAGCGATCCCGGCTTAGCGTAGATAACGAGCGCCATCGCTCACACCTCCCCGCCAGCCGCACGGAGGGCGGCATCCCATGCCTTACCCGCCGCTACTCGCTTGCACTCGGAGCAATCGCATGAATCGAAATGGTCATCGTCGCGTCCGTTCTCCATGTGCTGACGCATCCGATTACCAGCCGCCACCATCGTCGCCACCGCACCCTTCTTGAGCGGCTTCTTCGCGCCGAGGAAGGAATGGACGGCGCGGGCCATCTCACGAAAGAACATCCGGGCATCCCCTGTGCACTCATCCCAAGGCAAGCTCCCTGTTGCCCGCTGGATCGCCTTCGCCATCTCGTCATTGCTCATCGGAGCCTCCTGTGAGGACTTCCTTGGATTCTGTCCACGTCTGTTCGCGATGGTTCACCCAATCTCGCTGTTGCACTTCGGCCGCGGTACTGGCCACAACCTCGCCTAGGTCAATCCCGAACGACTCCGCCAACTGACAGGCGAAGATGAGCATATCGGCGAGGGCATCACTGACCCGTTCCCTGCTCCAATCCTCTGGCTTGATCTGATTCACACACTTAATTCCGGCACGCACTAGGGGTCCGATGGCCTGCCCTAACTCAAAGTATTCTTCGGCTACCCCTCCGGCGTGCGCGAGCATGAGTTCGTTCTTCGTCATGTGTGGGAAGTTATGCTTTACCCATACGGTGTGGGCGCGCTGGATGGCCGATATGTCTCTCGCCACCGCCGCCCGGATGTCCGGCACGAACACCTCGCCCTTCTCGTCCGCGCAGCCGAGGGCGCGGAGAATGGCATCGACCTGGACGCAGGCCATGTTCAGCGTGAATTCATTCGTGGGGTAGGAGTCTGGACCATTCTGCCTCATCTGTTCTTGACACATGGGCTTGATTGCATCTAGGGCTAGCCTCGCCAGCGCCTCCACCTGCTTGTCCGTCGTCTGCTCAGTCATCGCTCTTCACCTCCATCTGCCGACTGATTTCCTGAACAACCCGCTCGTGCATATCGTTCGCGGCGAGGTCAGACTCCTGGGTTATGGGTCCCTCTAGCGACCACGGACTCTCGAAACTCACCTCGCGCTCAATGTTGGCCTCCCAGTAGGGCTTCTCATAGACCGCATGGAACGCCATCGTTTCGTAGAAGCGTTCCAGCCCGATCTCTTCTATCTCGCCATCATCCTTGAGCCTCATGTCCCCGACCGTCGATACAACTATCCGCTTCCGCCCGCACTGGAGCAGGGTGTTCCGGCGGAAGGCACAGCGACCAACGCATATGAAGTGGGCCGCCCAACCCCGTTCGGTGCGCTTGACTTTGCTCATCGCTTCGCCTCCATCGCCTCCCTTCGCTCCCGCGCTCGCAAGCCTAAGTAGCATTAGCACCTGCGCCAACTCCTCGCGGGTGTGTTGGTGACCGGCTAGCCACAACTCCCGCGGCGCGAGGTGTCCTGGCGCTTCCCCATCATCGCCAACCCACTCGCTTCCACAGAAGCCTGTCCTCATCGCATCCACTACCTGCGGGCCATCGTATGGCCGCCAACAGAGAGCGATAGCACCCCCGGGCAGGTTCTCGCAGCAGGGACAGTCTCGACAGGTGACGACCTCCTTAGCCATCATCGCCTCCTGTGAGGGCGCGCCGGATTTCCCTCACTGCTTCTCGAATGAAACGTTCATACATCACGTCATAGGTCTTGGTCGCTCCCCCGTCTATCTCGTGCAGGATGCGGAGCGCCCTCGCCACGTCCGGCACGAACACCTCGCCGTCGCGCTCGCAGCCGAGGTGACGGAGGAACGCTTTCGCCTGTCTGGCCGCGATCAATCTCCGGTGGGATTCCCGGCCCTCGGGTGTCCGCGCTGGTGGACCCGTAGCCACAAACTCGTCAACCTCTCGCAGCAGAATGTCCTCCAACACCTCCAGCTTCTCGACAGTCGTCTGCTCAGTCATCGCTTCTCCTCCATCGCTTCGATGCGCTCCACGAGGTCGGCGAGGGCGTCGGAACGGGTGCGACCTTTCGCATATTGGGGCGGACTTGCCCCGTCAGCGTCCCACGCGTCTACAATCCATCCATCCATCCATCCGGTGAGCGTTCCTATCTCTTGCCGCTTCATGCGTCCCAGTCGCCACCCGCACGCCTTCAGCCTCCGCTTCGCCTCCGCAACGGTCATGTCAGCCACGGTTAGCCCCTTTCGGCAGCAGCACGAGGGGCCGGTGTTCCAGTAGTCGATCCTTACTGTGGGCACACCATCCCGTGTCCAGTCGCACCATGTAGTGAGGGGAACCCACAATCTCCGTTACCGTTCCCTTGAGAATGCCTCCATCGAGATTGCGGTCCCCGTGGGGGTTAATAATCTCCACCTCAACCCAATCGCCGACCGATACGCTATCCAGCCATCCCATGTTTCTCCTCCTTCGTCACCGTCTGCTTAGCCACTCGCCTTCTCCTCCTTTCGCATGAGAACGCCCCGATGGTCTGCCATCATCATGGCGAAGTTAGCCGCGTCTACGCACGACTTTAGGAGGTCAGCCTTCTCGCTTTCGTCTCCTTCCGCATGGTGATCTATCAGTCCAACCTTCCACTGCAATTGGTCCAAGAGGAACTGCCAATCACACTCGCGCCAGTGTATCCACTCCTCGTTGTCGGGGTCGGCAACGAGCGGGTCCTTTTCCCGCAGCCTCGCCTCCATCAACGCCGCAAACATCGCTACTTCCGGTCGCAACTTGAATTCAGCCATCACGACTCCTTCCTCGCCTTTCGCTTCGCCGCAATCTCCTGCTTCAGATCGTCCGATAGCCCTGGAGTCCGCAACAACACATCAATGATCGACTCCGGTTCGCCGCCGCGCTGAGGGGCAGGCGTTCGCTTCTCGCGCCGCTCTCGCTGTATCCTCGCGTAGCACTCCCGCCAGTTGTGCCGTCGTCCGCAGTGAACGCACGGGGGGAAGGAGGGGGCGCGGTGCTGTTCGGTCCGTTCAGGTTCAGGCGACTCTACCCACCAAGGACGCTTGCCGCTCATCGCTTCGCCCTCCTCGCCAGTAGCGTCTTGATACGATTCAGGTGATAGTGACTGACGATGGTCTGCAGCAGGGGGACGCTCTCGCCCCAGGCATCATCCTTGCCCGACACCGCGTAGGCAATGACTGCCCGCACTTTCTGCCAACCATCCTCGCCCTCTTTTGCGTGCTCCTTGAGTGTCGCCTTGAGTCTAGCCGTGTCAACTATCCCGATTGCCACCTTCTCATCGGTGAGGGAACGGTATCCGTCCGCGTACGCCTGAAGGCATTCCATCCAACCGGGCGGAGCCTTCGCGACGCCCGTATTTTCGGGTTCGGTTACGGCTACGGGTACGGATACGGAGACCCCCGACGGTTTGATATAGGTTTCCGTAGCTATCGCGAACCCTTCGCGAAGGGTTTCCTCGGACACGGGAAAACCGTTGGCGCGACAGGCTGAAGCTATGATTTCAACTTCCGTGAGGTCCACGCCCCTGCTGAGGTTGTAGCCTATCACCAGGGAGGCGAGTTCGGGGGGCTTACGGAGGAGGTCTTTCGCTGAGGCGACGAGCTTGTTGGGGCTGTCGGAGCGGTAGCCGATGTAGTTCTTGACCCACCAGTAGTCCCGGTCAGGGAACCAGGCAAGGCCGCTTATGGGTTGGGCGGTGGCTTCCTCGACCATAGTGCGGAATCTCTTCGGGGTTAGCTTCTTGAAGTTGGCGAGGTGGCGCACGGCGTCAATGGGGCACTGGAAGAGACCGCTTGGGGTTCGCATCGGCCCCATCCATGCCCACTCAAACAGGAGGACGTGGGCGAACTTGCCCGCGAGCATCAGCGACTTGATCCACGCGTCGCCCCAAAACTTGTTGCACTCAAATTCCTCGTATCCCTCGCCTGCCATTCTAGCTATGTCTCCTGCCGCGATCTCGGAATGTCATGTGTTGGCCCGTCAACTGTCGCCACTCTACCTCCCTCGCCCTGTCATCTCGGCGGCGGTCCCACTGCCGTCACTATCCGCCGCCCGATCCACTCCGCGACCTGGGGGACGACGGTGTTGCCGAGGCATCTAAGTCTGTCCATGAGATATGGTAGCCCATCAACCACTCTTCCCACGCTGGGTTCACTCGCCCAAACCGTTCCTCTCCGATAAGCACTTGGGTCCGTAGACGTTGATATGTAGTCGGTATGATCTCCCCACGCCCCCATGCCGCAGCCCACCGGAGAGAACCGCCCTTGTATTCTGTCGCCCCCGGCGTAAGCCACAATGAACACCCTTTGTCGTGTATGTGGCGCACCCAGGGCGCACGCCGAAAACATTCCCCATTCCGCATCGTACCCGCCCTCGGCCAGGTCCCCGAGAACTCGTCCGAACCCCAGGGAAAGGAGGCCTGGCACGTTTTCCAGCAGGATGAGTCGGGGTCGTAGATCGCGAAGGCATCGGACGACCTCAGTCCAGAGTCCCGTTCTCTCGCCTTCGATTCCCGCCCGCTTGCCGGCGACTGATACATCCTGGCAGGGGAACCCGGCACAGATGAGGTCAACGGGTTCGACTCCCTCCCATTCGACTTCTCGGATGTCTCCGTATCGTGTGACATCAGGCCAGTGCTTCTCCAGTAGCTTGACGGCGTATGAATCGTTCTCTACCTGCCATTTGCACGTCATGCCGGCTCGTTCGAGTCCGAGGTCCAGCCCTCCGATCCCCGCGAACAGGGAACCAAAGGTCATGGCGGCGGTCCTAGCCACTCCGCCGCCTTGTATTCCGCCGTCTGCTCCATCGCTGTAGCGGTCCTCGCCGCGGCCCGCTCAATTTCGGCGAAGGCGCAGCCGATCCGCACGCAAGCCCACGCCGCTGCCAGAAGCAGCACCATCACCCCCAGCCAGGTTGTCCACCGGCGGAACCTCACGGGTTCTTCTCCTTCCGGGCGGCGAGTGCGTCGATGGCAGCCCAGTCATCATCATCGAGACTTGAAAGGTCCCTCTCGCCAAGAGCATTCCGCAGCCCCTCCGCCACCGTCTTGAGTTCCGCGAGGGCAGCGAGGGCGGCGTCCTTCTCTTTGCGCTCCCTAACGTAGCAATCTCGCATATGCTCCCATTGGGCGTGCCATGTTGTTCCGTTTGTGCTCATCCTCTTTCCCTCCATAGCTCCCCTTGCTGCCCGCCCGCCTTCCGCGCCGCACCGCTCACGCCGACGCGATCCTGCCAGCGCGAGGGGGAGGGGCGGGGGACTGGTGAGCACGATGGCTGCTGCCAGCCCCCCTGCGGGTCCCCGGCGAGAGGTTCCGGGCTGTTGCTTGGCGTCGTGTGGGACACCCTCTCGGTTCTCCGGCGCATACCCGCCAACGCCGCTTCCGTCCGCTCCTTCGCCGCCTCCAGTTGTGGGTTCGGTTCTGGCTTCACGGTTCTGTCGTCTGGGTAGTGGGTGAGTCGGTGACGAAACTCCCTGCGCTCCACAATCCGCTTGGACTCAATGCGAAATCCTCTTTTCTTTAGTTGTGCCTTCGCTCCATCCCAAGACCAACCCGCCAGCAGGCCGTCCCCCCACTCAACCTTCGCGGCATTGTATGCTGCGTGAAGTTCTGAGGATGTATGCCACTTGCCGTCGCGCAGGATGCAGTAGAGTCGCCACGGGCCACGATCTGCCTGAAGCCAACGCGCTCCGTAGTCAGCCTCATCGTAGTCAAAACAGGGGGCGGCGATGGCTCGGGAGACTTGGGTCATTGAATCTCCGGGATGTCGGCGGGCAAGTCTCCGCAGGCCGCGTCGAGCCATGTCGCCAAGCCACATAGGTTGTCCGCGTATGTCTGCCGCCGCTGGGGTGCCTTCACTCGCCCGGTAATCGTGATGTCCGCCCTTGTTCCGATCTGCTCGTGGAGTCGCATGATCTCCCCGTCCTCATTGAGGTAAGCAAGGCCAAGGAGAACGTCTCGGTGCCGCTCCGGGGTCGTGATAATGCCACCCCGCTTCAGCGAACCTACCAGAATGAGGTCCTCCTGCTGCTTGCCCTTGAGCCTGATTTGGTAGGCCATCACTCTCCCTCCTCGCACGCCGTTGCCGCCTGGTCGCGCCGCGCTTGTCGCTGCTGGTCGGCTAGGCGCTTCGCCTGCTTCAGTTTCTCCCATGCCGCAAGGCTCTCTGCTTCGAGTCGCTCGACTTCGCTCTGTTTGGTCATGCTCTCTCTCTCCTTTCGTTAGGGGGCGGCCCCGGCAAGGGTTAATCACTAACATGGCCAAGCCACAATACCGGGACCGCCCCGCGAATGTGCTAGTCTTCGTCTTCGGGGTCGTCCTTGTGGATGAGTTTCGCGACCTCCGGGTGCAGAATCCAGGTGTCGCCGCTTTCTGGAAACTCAACCAAACCCTCATCCTCCAGTGCCTTCACGAACTCCGTGATGGTTGCCGAGGAGTCACCAACTCCCCGCTCTGCCACTTCCAGTCTTTCAGACAGAGCGGTGATCCTGCCCTGCAACGCCGCCATGTCCTTGCCCATCTGATATCCGTCCATCGCTCTCTCTCTTTCTCGGGGGGCGGCCCCGGCCCGCGGGTTCTCGCCGACAAGCAGCAAGACCGGGACCGCCCCGCAAGTGGACTACTCACTTATCCAGTCCAAGGTCGGTCGGCGTTTCAGCTTCACCATTGCCACCGGCAGATGTTTCGGCCTCCTCTTCTGCCGGGGCACTTTCGGGGGTAGCCTTGTTCGGTCCCCGCTTCCGCTTGAGCGCGTCCTTAACGCCAGCAATGCCGCCCCGTTCTTCCATGGGCGGTTCCTCCGTCTGGAACCACTCAGCCGCGACGCTCATGCCGTCCTTGAGCGAGGTGTATATCTTCTGGAGTCCGACCATCTGCGCCGGGGTCATCGCGTCGAGCTTGCGCTGTAGGCGAATCTCGATCTGTTCCTTCGTCACCCCGTATTTCTCAAAGGCGGTGAGCATCTTCTTGATACCGTCGGGGGAGGTATCCGCCTTGGCCTTCAGTGTCTCCTCGCACTGAGTGACGGCCTCCTCCACGATGTCACCGGGTATTAGCCCGAGGATGCAGGCCCGTACCCGTCGCGCCCCCTGATTGGCGGTCATCTCGTAGATGTCTCGGGGGTCTTCGAGCGCGTAGGATGTCTTCCGGGTGTGGCGAACGTGCTTCACCTTGAAGCTCCGCACCTGCCGCACGTTCCGCTCCAGGTCCCACGCATACGCCTGCATCGTGCTCTCGCCGGGGCGCTGGTCGAGTTCTCGAATCCCAAAGTCCAGGTTGCCCCAGTTCTGAGCGATAGCCTCAGCGAGGCGGATGCTCGGGCCGGTGATGTTCGTGCCACCGCGGGCGTACGTGTACATCGCCCCTTCCGCCAGTCCTGACCGCTGGCAGGCAATGAGGATGCGCTCCCTCGCGTCCTTTTCGTCGCGGGGGAACCTCTGCGCCACTAGCATCATCGCCTGTACCTCGGCGATCTCTCGCTGTGATACCGCCGCCACGAGGGCGTCCTGCTGTTGCGGGCGGGCGGCGATACGATTCTCGCCTTCGTCGGTGAGCTTCTCTAACTGAGTCACGTCAGTTGCCTCCCTTCAGGAGTAGGCGTCGGCTCCCCGGCAGCGTCTTTGTGAACGACGCGTACAGGTCCGGGTGGGCCTCTCGGAATGCCTTGGGGTCGAAGCGTGAGGAGTCCTTGGCCTGCTTGTAGGTCAGCAGAACGTTGCCCTCAGCGTCGGCGAGGGTGTCCGCCTCTCGGAGGGCTTGCAGGATCGTAAACCTCGCGCCCTCTTCGTCTGCCTTGAGGTCCTGCGCCCGTTGCTTGAGAGTACGCAGGGTATTGACCGCCTCTATAGCGTCCGGCATGGCAGTCACCACCTCTTCCGTCGAGGTCGCAAACCGCTTCATCGCATCGGCGAGGTTCACCGGCTCTGGCGGGGTCTGCGCCTCCACCATCTTCCAGAATGCCGCCTCCCGCTCGATGATAAGCGCCTGAAGTTCCTCGTCGCGGGGCACTTCGTAGATTCGGAAGTCAGAGCCGGCGATCAGCAGGGGAATGTCGAACACCTCCAGGCCAGACACAATCATGTTGTGCTGACACTGAATCACGTAGACTTGGGGAACCTCGTCGGTCCCCTCATCGCCCCACTCTGCGCCGGAGCGTGAGGTCTTGATCTCCAGGCCGCGCCCGTCGTCGGTGATACCGTCGAGCGTCGCTAGCATGAAGGGATGCTCCACACTCTGCATATGCCCGTACTCATCGCCGACCGGAAAGCTCACTGTCCGCCCGGTCTCGTCGGCATACTTCTGCCGAACCACCGGCTCTAGTCTCGTACCCCACTCCATCGCGGGGGTTGTCTCCTGTTCGCCTGACAGTCCGAGCTTGTCGCACCAGACCTGATAGGGCGTTTTCCAGGGAGACAATCCGAGCACGGCGGCAGCTTCGGAGCCGCCTATGCCGTTCACTCGCTTGGGGGAAAGCGTAGCCTCACTCACAAGCTTCCTTCTCCTCTCCGCCGCGCTCTAGCGGCTCGAATACGCGATCAAGCGCCCATGCCACCGCGTCCACTTCATCCTTGTGGCGGCGGGTAGCCTCCGCTTCATCCATAGCGGCGCACTCCTGCCAGTAGTAACCGCAGGGCTTGTGGCGCAGTTGACAAGTGCGGCAGAAGGCGGGTACACTTCTCTTGCCTGAAGCCGCTTCGGTCCCCACGGGGGCTGAGGCGGTTTCGCTGTTACTTGCCATCGTGTTTCCCTTCCGGCACGAACTCGTCGGGGCGGTCATCCCATATGCGCTCACCGCGCCCATAGTCTCCGCCTCTGCGAAACTTACCGATCACGTAGTCCATGCCTGGGTAGTTCCTGTATAGGCAAGCAACGGCACTCGCATCATCGGTTACGCCATCTTCCTCTCCGATGAATTCGATCAGGTAGTCAACCGTCACGTCCTCGCCGCTCGCGGCCCTGCCGTCGAGGATGCCGTACTCATAGGCCGGGGCGGGTTCGCGTTGGGTGGTCATCCCTCCTCATTCTCCTCCGTCGGTTCTGGCGGGAATCTCATAGCGAAATGGTCTACGATAGTGAGTTCGGCCCGCAGGGAAACGAGGCGCTCTGCGGCAAACTCCGGGTGGGCTGCGCCAGCCACGTCGGTGACCGCCACCGCTGGCTTTGAGTCGTAAGCGCTCACCCTCTCAGTCTCCATTAGCGCCACACGAAATGCCCCGGATAGACCGGCTGCGCTACCCATGTCCGCCACAGCCTGCTCTGGCGATGTGACCACCTCGGGGGACGAGTATCCCCCGGCCTGCTGTGTTACGCGAACCGTGTACGTCCACTGTGGATACTTCACAATCTCACCTCCTCCGTCAGTCTGGCGAGCTGTTCTGCCCGCCGCCTACAGTGCCGCTCCCTCTCCCGGCACTCCTCCGCCGGTTCGGATCGTCGCTGGCCCTCGTAGTAGACTTCTTGGCACTGCGTCTCCACAATCGCCTCCTCGAACAACTCCGCTAGAAACGTCATCTGCTTCCGTAGTGCGGCCTCTCGTCTGCTGGCTCCCGCTTTGCCCATGCTGTCCTCCTCTGGGTTTGTCGGTCGCCTCGCCCGGTCACCTTCGACCGTTACTGCGCGCTCACTAGCCGCCAACTCCCATCGGCGTTCTGCGGCGGAAGGTCGCGGTCTATCATCTGCGAATACCGCTCCTCCTCCACCTGTCGCTGCGGACTTTGGAGAAGACGCGGGTTCCGAGCACACTTGCGCCAACCCTCGGCGAAGCACCAGCAGACGAAACTGATAATGGCGGTGACGAAAAAGACACTCAGCAACCGCCGGATAGAGAAGTGGATTGTCGCATCGTCGTGCTTGTGCATATCAGCACTCCTCGTTCGGGGGATAGGGCTTCCAGGGGACTTCGCCGGACAAGGCAACGTTGCAGCGGTAGCATTCCGTCGCGTTATGGAGAACAATACACCCACACTTTCCGCAACTCGGGACTGCGTCCTGGCGCGCCACCTTCGGCCACGTCTGCTTCTGCTTCTCCGGCAGCGGCTCTCCCGCAAGGCACTCGCCGCCCGCGTCGCGGATGGCCGCGAGAACTTCGGGAATGCCGTCCGTCGCAGCGCTTCGTGTGGCAACAGTAGTGCCGCGGGGTACCCGATAGACGCCGACGATCTGTTGATACCAGGGCGACGTAAATCGTTCCCCAACCTGAAACAGCATCGACCTCCATCCGCGGGGGCATTCGGTAGGGTCGGTTGCCAACAGCACCTTCACCGCCATCTTGCCCTTGTCGAGGCACTGCTCGGGCTTGCACGGCGGAGCTTCCTGGGCACGTTGCTTCGCGGCTTCGAGCAAGTGGTCTACTCCCTGTGCGGGACGCTTAGTGTGAGCGATTTTTAGCGCCTCCGTTATCGAGCCAGTGGGCACATGAGACCACAGCAACTCCCACAGTGCCTCTCCGCTCTCCACGTAATTGCACCCGCTCGGCACCACACTTATCGTTGCTTCACCGTCACAGAGTATGGGGTACTCGCGTCTAAGCTTTCCCATCACATCCTCCTCTCGCCCCCACGGGCTTATGACTGCTCACAAACGCCCGACTGGCGGCCATGGCTGTTCGGGGGGAGTGTATTTGACCGCCAGCCGGACGAGATACGCTGCCGGGCCGCACGATGTTCCAGACGAGCAGCACTCAGAACCATCAGCGCAGTCAGTTGTGGCGCGGCCCGACTGTTTGGTGGGTAGCCCCTCCCGGTAACGCGGGTGTGCCGACGAGCGCGACCGGGGTTGCGGGGCCATCGGTCCCCTCCTTGTGAGTATGATTGCGGCCGCGGGGCGCGAAGGGGCGTCTGATCCGAGGAGGTGACCGCGCCCCGCGGTTTGCGGCGGACTCACCCTGATTGAGGCGCTGCAATGATGGCAGAGGGCGAGGGAGGAAAGTTCCCCGCCCCCCAGGACGGAGGCTGCGCCACCGCACAGTCCAAACCCCGCGGCCAACTGCGACCGCTTCTCTGCCGCCTGTGTGTATTCTGGTATGAGGGCCGCGGGGGTCATCATCGAGCCTCCGAGAGATGATTGCAGGGGCCGCCAGCACCCTCGCGGATGGCCTCGCCCGACGGCCCCTGAAGGGGAATCTCCACCCATGAGGCAGAGCCTGTTATTCGTTTGTCTGTTCGCAGTCCAATCATTCTGTGGAATAACCTATTGGCGACTTGTTCCTCGACGGCCTTTCGCTCGGATGGGGTATAATCCACGTTATATCGTAAGTGGAACCCTAACGCCCTCCTGCCCTCTGCGCCAGAATCTCGTCAAGCGCCTTGCGGATCGTGCGGAGTTCAGAAAGCCGGACCCCTTGAACCGCGGACTTCTCGCTGAGTCGTTCCCACAACCATTTCTCGTCGCAGTTCATGTGCCGCGCGAGCGCCGAAAAGCTAATTCCCTTCGCCCGACGCCGAGTATTCAGGGCGGTGCGGTCCCGGCGGCTCGCCAGTCGATCTCGCTTTTCTTCCATTACGGCGATTCCCTCTGTCATCATGGAGCCTATTCTAAACCCTCAATTCCACGTTGTCAAGGGGTTTTACCATGGATTTAAGAAATATTTCCGGGCGGACAGACCTTTTCGTGCTACAATGCCCCCAGTAGAAAGGGACGCAGAATGTGGCATATGAAGGCTGGATACCATGCCGGGACTATCTCGTGAGGAGTTCCCCGGCGCTATCAACTCCTTTTTGGGCTACCTTTCTGACTACCGGCGCTGCGCTAAAGGGACGATACGGGCGTATGGCTACGACCTGCAGCTATTTACGCGGTTCCTACGGCTGCGCCACGCCCAACTGACTGAGCCTGCCGAAGTCACCCGCGAGATCGTCGTGGAGTATGCCCGGGAGCTGAGCGGTGGCCCAACGACGGTTCGGCGGCGCCTCTCGGCATTGGGGTCATTCTATAAGTACCTCGTCATCACTGGGCAGATTGCCTCAAATCCTGTCTATGGGATTCCGCTCCCCCAGAAGAATCGCCCCCTGCCGAAGGCACTCACGTTGCTCGAACTTGATGCGCTGCTCCTGGCGGCGGAGAAGCCCTGGCATCGCGCGGCACTCTGGCTATTCTGCGGCACCGGGATTCGCGCGACCGAACTGGCGGAAATCCGCCTTGAAGACGTGGACTTGCAGGCGGCCACTTTACGGGTGCACGGCAAGGGGAACAAAGAGCGCATGGTGCCCCTCTCTACTGCCGTCATCCGGGCGATCTATCAATATCTCCCCTACCGCCATCCATGGCGAACCGTAGACACCCTGCTCGTCAACGACTATGGCAGGCCTCTCACGGGCCGTCACCTCTATCAGGTAGTCAAGTCGTTGGTAAAGCGGGCGGGTCTTGAGCCAAAGTCGGGGGAGTCGCCGGACCCCCATGCGAAGAGCATCTCGCCCCACTGCTTCCGGCATACCTTCGCCACACAACTCGTCCGGAATGGAGTAGACATCCGCACGGTGCAGGAGCTTCTCGGGCACGCGGAACTCTCTACCACGGCCCGGTATCTGGCGGTGGATACGAACCAGAAGCGGGCAGCGGTGGAGACTCTGGCAAATTCCATGCAGGGGCGGGATGTGGTATACTCATCCCTGCATGGGCGGGAAGGGGGCCATCATGCCCGAGATGATTGACTGCCCTGGCTGCGGAGCCGCGAATTCGATCCACCGAGAAGGTTGCTTCAACTGCGGTGGCCTATTGCCGGGGACCTCAAGGGAATTCGCTTCTACCGATAGGGTACCACGAGGGGACGCGCCGGTAGCCGCCCTCGTCCTCGGCATTGTCACTCTGTTCTTCTTTGGCATCCCGCTCATAGGTCCCGCCCTAGCAATTCTCGGGATAGTCTTCGCACGGCGTTCCACCAACGGCTCGAACCCCGGCATGGCGACGGCCGGATTGGTATGCAGTATCGTTGGACTCGTGCTTGCAGTCGCCTGGATTCCAGTCTATATCATCATATGGCAGTCGTTGCCGTTTGTCCCGTGAACCCCGCCGGGAAGTCACATTCTGCATAGGGGGACGGAGATGCTAAGACGACGCGGCTTTACCTTGATCGAAATTCTGGTCGTTATCCTCATGATGCTGATACTGATCGCCATCGCCTTTCCGGTATTCGGGGCGGCGAAGGCGAGGGCACACCAATTGGCCTGCGGCTCGAATCTAAAACGGATCGCCGCCCTGTGTGTCATGCACTACGACATGTATAGTTCCCATCCGTCAGTCGCCGATTATGGGGTTCTAGCAGAACTGGATGGGCTAGAATATTGCCCCGATGCTCCCGAGGACATAGACACATACGCCGACAACTGGAACCCATGGCCCGCCGACAAGGAACAACTTATAGTCGGTACTACGACTACCGTAACTGGCGCATTTGTGCTCGCCCCAGAAGACCAACCGTGGGCCATCAATGATGCCGATGTCATCCGAACATTCTGTGAGCACCGCGGGACCTGGATAATTCTATGGTGTGATGGCCATATCACGAGAGAGAAGAGCAATCCGCTAGAGATGGAGGGTTGGGACCCCGAAGCATACGGGAAACCCAACGCATAGGGACGAGGGAGGCCCCGGTTACCGGCCGGGGCCTTGCCGCGCCACCAGCTCATCTAGCGCCTTCGCGTTTCTCTTGTCGGGGGCGAACCGTCCCTTCACCCACCGATTCACCGTATAGAAGCTCACATCGAGGGCGACGGCTAGGGCCTCCAGGGAGCCGAGGCGGTCGGCGAGGGCTTGGATTCGTTCTGGCGTCCAGTGGTTAGGTCGCATCGGTATTCTCCTCAAACCCCGGCCCGTCGGTGGACAGGCTGAGGCGAAACGTTGTCTTTGTCGTCGCGTCAAAGTGTCCGATAGTGGTCCCATCGCAGTCCACCAGTCGGGCGAACGTATCCCCGCGCTCCAGCATCGCGGCGACACGTCTCAGAAGGCTTGCGATCTGTTGTAGTCTAGGCATTTCGTTCCTCACCTTCGCCTTCGCGCTAGGAACTTCGCACCCTCAACAATCGGATTCCAGGCTCTCGCCATGACCGTCGCCCTGTCTCTCGGTGAGAGCTTCGCCAGCACGGGCCGCCGCAGGTGCAGCGCGCAGTCCGCGCAGATGTAGCGTTCCGAGCGTCCCGGTAGTCGGATGGGGTCCGGGCACTCCGTCCAGGGCCTGTGGCAGCGGGGGCAGGTGGTCATCGCTTGCCGCGCTTCGCGCTGCCCTGTACTTTTCGCAGGAAGGTCTGTCCAGTCGCAAGGGTGCAGGCATCGCACAGGTAGTGAGTATCTTTCGGATGGGCCTGCATAGTCGTCACCCGTCCGCAAGCCGGGCAGATGAGGTCTCGGATTTCGCGCCGGCGACTGTCTGCCAGGATAGCGTCAATGTCTAGCCGCTTCGCCATCATTCTCTCCTTTGCGCTCTCGCTCCGTCTGACTTTCCGACTCGGCCCACCTCGCGGATGGGCCGGGGCAGAGGTCAGCGCAGGATAATGTCGAAAATCACCTTCGACCGCGCTGGGGCTTTGGCCCCGATGGCCCACTGCCACAGGGGATCGTCGATATCAAACCAGCTCGCGTCGGTGGCAGGAATACTTTCTTCGGGGTAAGACTCGGCATAGATAACCGCCCTTCCCGCGCCTTTCAGCCATAACTTCTCCAGAGCCCTAACAGCGGCTTCGCGAAGTGACTGCGCTTCTCCCATTGTCTCTCTCCTTCGGGCTCTCGCCCTCGTCTAGCTGCGGACCTCCCGAGTGGGAGGTTTCGGGGTTGCCCCCTCGTCAGCGCAGGGAGGCCGCTAGTGTCGGGGAGTAGGCATATATGCTCCGCGGGTAATCTGTTAACCCGCCGCACACCTTCCGGTATCGAGTCCATGCCTCCGCTTCGATTCCCGCACTCTGTCGTGCGATGGCAACGCGTACGCTTTCCAGATAATCCGTGTAGGCCTCTTCGCGATCTTTCGGTAGGGCCATCATCCTCTCTCCTTGCGCTCTCGCGCTCCTTCTGACTTTCCGGCTCGGCCCACCGCGTGGATGGGCCGGGGCGGAGGTCAGCGCAGGAGCTATTCAGCCACGCACAGGACTCCGCCGACTTGCGCTATTGTGGCCGGTCGGCAGTTGTAGTCCTCGGGCCGAGAGAACATCATGTGACCTTCTGGCAAGGGGCAGGGAGGCCGCTCGGCAGGAGCTTGCCCCTTCGTGGCCCGCCATGCGTCAAGAAGGGCGATATGCTCGGCCTGCTTCGTGCATTGCACAAACAACTGCCCCTCCTCTTCTCCTCTGATTCTCCGCGCCGCCTTAGCTTTGATCATCTCTTTCCCCTTCCGGGCATCTCGCCCCGTCTAGCTGCTCGCGCAGGCCCCCCGAGAGGAGCCTGGACCAGGAGCTAGAAGCAGTCTTCGAGTGTTTGCGCTGCGCCTATGGCCGTCATCCCTGCGGATCGCAGGAAGCGGATCAGCCGCTTGACCTGTTCGGGAGATGGCCGGGGACCTTCGCCTTCGCTATACATCGCGAGGGCATCGACCTCTGCTTGTGCGTGCTGGAGGTCGTCAGGTATTCCGCCAATGTCGTCGGCAAGCTCGGTAGCCACTTCGGGTGTTAGTTCTGCCATCATCCTCTCCTTGCGCTCTCGCCCTTCTTCTAATCCTAGTATACCATATGGTGACCATATGTCAATAGGTTTTTTGCACAAAGATGCGACAAGGGGGAAACGGTACAGGGGGCACGAGGTTGGGCGTGGGGGCGTTTTGGGGGAAACGGGGGGAGGCGGGAAGAATGCTAGGCACCGCCCCCGTTGCTGCATTCCGACCACTCCGAGCACTTCTTCCGCCGGCACCGATGCCGCTTATGGCGGGTTGCCACTCGGATAACCTCGGCAAGCCCCGATACGAGGGAAGCCGCCTCGTCAATCGTGAACATGTATTCGCGGACGGCGGATTTGCCGGCAGGGATTCGACACCACTGTACTACATCGCAGGGTCGATCCGTGGGATGGTTCCGTAGCCCGAAGCACCAGGCCTCGGTCTCATCCTCGTTGATGCGCATGACGCGATAGCAGAATTGACAATCGTCAACCCTGGCGATATTCATGGCCTCCCCTGTACTACGGCCCGTGCAACGATCCGCTCCACGCAGTCGAGAAACATCCCGAGGTAGCTTACTGCGTCCGCGAGTTCGTCTCCGAGTTCCCGCGCATTGTCCCTCGTGAGCCAGTCAGTACCGTATTTTGCGTGTGCCTGAATCGTTCTCTCAATAGACCTATCAGCCAGCCCACGAATAACGCCCACCAGTCGCGCCAGGTCCTCCGGCATGGGCGAACCATCAGGCAGTCGAGATAGTCCGTCCCCATCAGGTCGCTGTGCGTCGTCTCCTTCGCGTAGTCGAGACTCCACCCCTTTGCTTCGTACTCCGGCACGTCCTTCATCCACACCCGTATGAAGACGCAGTCCTTCGCATTCGCCGGCTCCACACCTCGGACAGACAAGGCACCCCTCCTGGTGAACCATGTCAACGCCGCACTCCTCGCAGGGTTCAGTCATCTATCCCGCCGCCATCCTTTTCGGCGCGTAGAACTTCAGCCACTCGTATCGTAGTCGGGTGAGCGTTGGCACTCCGTTCTCGCTACGATCATTAGCCTCTGAGTCGCCCACCTCTAGCCTAGTCATCCATCCCTCGATGACGCATCCGGCCACGTGGGCAGGAGTTGGTTTCTTTCGCATGAATGGCGTCTGCCACTGGAAACATCCTGGCTGAATAGCGACAACATTACGAATGTGGGGTAGGTCCTCGGCCTTGTGGAGGTGTCCAACGGCGACGATGTGGGGCTTATCGCCACCCTCCATATCGGCGACGATCTTCTGCGAACGATACGAAATCGCGTAAGGCGTACCACCGCTCGGATGCAGGATGTCTAGCAGGCACGGCGTGGTCGTTCCCAACCTCACCCTGGCGTCTTCGTGCCCGAGACACTTGATCGGATGCTTCGCCCCCAGTTGTATTGCCCTGTCCTCAATCTTCAGCCCCACGTCGAACCCAATATCTCGATACCACTTCAGGTCGTGGTTTCCGAGGATGAAGTAGATCGGCAGTCCCGCCGCCACAAACGCTTGGGCGGCACGCTCGGCTTGAGCATCGGCGTTCAGGCAATCCGGGCGCAACTCTCGGATATGCCCAGGGTAGACGCCGTTGCCATCGGTCACATCTCCGGTATGGTACAGGGCCTGCACCTTCTCCTGGCGGCAGAAGGCGAAGAACTGAGCCACCTCTCGTTCTGCCGCATAGCTACTACCATATTGGGTATCGCCGAAGATGCCGATCTTGAAGTGTTCGCCATAGAAGTCGTGGTCGAATGATCGGCGCTCGTGGTCGGGAGCACGCTGAAGGTTAACGTCTTCATTCGATACGTCCACATCGTACCCATCGGCCCGCGCCGCCCCTGCCAACCTCTCCACCTCGCGCGGAGGGCAGTTCAGCGCATTGGCGATGTCGATGACGGAGTGACTGGCATTCTTCCGCTTGAGGACGGCGAGAAGGACGGCATACTCCGGTTCGCTGGAGTTCACGGGGATACGCACCCGGTCGGCGCGCCGGATGCTGGAATGCTCATAGGTGATTCCGTGGCGCCGCCAGTAACGCGCAACCGTCTTGTCCGATGTGCCGAGGGCCTGCGCCGCGCCAAGTGCCGTAATATGCTGGTCGCGAAGTTCCTGCCATTCGTCGCGCGTCAACTCGGACGGGCGACGGTTCGCTACGTCTCCTTGTGTTTCTGCCATATTCACCTCCATTGGCCGGGGGCGGCCCACCCGGAGGCGAGATAAGGCGGGCCACCCCCTTGCCGTGCGGAGCGAGGAGCGGAGAGGAGTCCTCAGAACGTCTGGAAAATCTGCATCCCGACGAACCCGCCGAACTTGTAGTCAGTCAATGGGAGCAGCACCAACCCCACCTTTATGGGGACGCCGAGGTCTGTCTTGAGGGAGATAGACAAACCGGGGTCAATGCGTACCGCGTCCCCTTCGGGGTGAACGATGATGTCGAAGGCAATTAGTTCCGCCACTGTCTCCCCAACGATCTTTTCGGGGAGCAGCAGAGAAATGGCTGCGCCCGCGCTCCCTGGAGTCGCGTCGAAGGGCTGCAACCAGACGGCCGTGCCTCCCGTTACCGGGAGGTCAACGCCCGCTGCCATCGCCGGCACCGCGCACAACGCCAACACAACTACTGCCAACAGAACTGCTCTCATCATCTTCTCCCTTGGGGCGGTGTCTATGTTGCCCGCCCGAGTTATTGAGCCGCTATGGTGATCGCAACGGTCGCGAGATTGCCCGGCAGGATTTCTTCAATCCACGCGTTCCACGTGCCCTCGCTCATGAATAGGTCTAACTGAATCGGCGGCATATCTACTGGCAGAACCTCTACCGTCACGATATTGCTCTCGGCGTATCCGCCGCCATCCCAGGTCATCGTCGCTTGATTTGAGACCGAGTATCCCGGTATCGTGTAGCCGGGCTTCTCTAACTGCCCCGAGATGGGCAGAAACCCGCCTGGGTGCGGCCACGCCCACGTGACGTTCGTTACCGCATTCGGTTCACTCGCCGGGACCTGAATCGTCCAGGTGACGGTCCCCTGTTCACCCGCCTTCAGGGTGAGTACGGTTGGGGAAACTGTCACGATGGGGTCGATACTCCCCTCGATGAGAGCGGGTGCCTTATTGAGCTTCACCTGCTGCGGCTTCGCCGCCCATACTGGTCCCGCGCACAACGCTACTACAACTACTGCTACAACCCATGTCTTCATGTCGGCCTCCTGCTGTTTCGTTTGCCATCCGGCTCCTCGATCTCGGCGACCCTTTGCTCTATATCCCGCGCCATCCCGTATGCTCGGAGCGCGATATGTAGAGCCAGGATGGCCAATGCCAGTGATGCAATAATCATCTAACGGCCCTCCTCTTCCGGGACGCCGTCGTTCGATACTTTTCCGCGCTGGGATGCTCGGGGATACCTCGCTTCCGCCTCTTCCGGCGTGATGTCCACGCCGCCTTGCATTGCTTCGAGCAATAGACCTTCCTGGGGTCCCAGGTCAGAAAAGGCAAATGGCAGTAGGGGCACATGACGGTGCGGAACCGAAGACGGCGCATCCGCGCCTGTAACTGCTGGAGCCAGGTGCGTAGCAGTGTCGGGCAATCTTCGGGATCGCTCCAGCATACGTGCGCCTTCCCGGCATGACACCAGACCCAGTGATCGAGCCGCCATCCATCGTGTTCCGATGCCCGCCACCGGCGGCGAGTAGCGTGCGGGCACACCGCCATTACGGCCGACAGCCGCCGGTGTTCCTGCCGATAGATCAGGCATGATCGAAATGCCTCGCTTTCGCAGTCGGGCATCCCCAAGTCGCATATGCCGTGGCGATCTCGATAGGGGCAGGACACCGATTCCCCCGCACTATCACTGGCCCTTCTGCACCGTCGTTTCCGTCACGAACTTGATGCGCCCCTCGCGCAGCTCGGCGAGGAAGGAACGCACATCGGCGATGGCGGCGGTCAACTCCTCACCCGTCTTCCCAAACGCGTCTGCAGTCGTCTGCAGTGAGTTGCAGACATCACCGATCTTATCTAGCGCGTCGAGAGCCTGCTTGATCTCTGGCGTCAGCGTCTGGATGCTCTTCTCCGCCGCGTCCGCCGTCTGCCCCACTTCGTCGGCGGCGGCTGCGCTCCGGTTGAACAGCGCCGCGAGTCTGCCCTGGATGCCCGCCAGAAAGTTGACTATCGCGTCCTGTGCCTTATTGAAGTCGAATGCCACCTCACACCCCCGCCCAGGCTTGGATCGCCGCCTGGTCTCTCGTGCTGTTGTAGAGTCTCGGGCAGGCGGGCCCGAAGATGCTCTCTATCTCGTCGAGAATCTCCTGCTGGTCGTCGATGACAACCCGGCAGCGTGACGCGCATCGGACCTTGTGCTGGATCACGGCGACACCGGGCGGGAGCATCCAGAGCGCGTCGTAATGGAGGCCAGCCCGTTCGAGTTGCCCCTGCGTGAATGACGTATCAGCCTCCCCCCGCTGTGTCCCAACGGCCAACCCACCGACCGCCTGGATAGCGTTGGCGGATTGGATGAGCCAGCCCCGCGGCCTCTGTCTCAACATTAGGAAGCGGCGCAGCCTAGCTGGCATGTGTCTCCAGAGGTCATCGAACAACACGGCCCCGAAGTGGATTCCGCCCTGGAAGATGCAGCCGTCGAGGTTGATACCGAGAAGATACTCAACCATCTGCCCACCGCCTTACCGCGGAGTCCAGCATCATCGCTGTCTGCACCGCCCAGCCCGGCGTCATCGTGTCCTGTTCCACCTGGGGATTGGCGAGATTATCGATCTCTACCAGGACTGCCGCAAGCGCCGCCGTGTTCTTCAGGACCCCCGGCAGAAACCAGTGCCCATCCGCCCGCTTATAGGGCGCTCGCACCATTCTCCCCGCGGCGCAGTCGGCGATACATTTGGCGAGAAGAAGCGATGATTCGCGGCGCGCCTGTTCTGGATCGTCGCCCCAGTAGTAGGCGTCCAATCCCCGCCGGATCGGACCCGCCGAATCCATGTGAATCGATAGCACTACGTCGGCCTTCGTGCGCCGCAGTCGCCACTCACTAAGGAGCTTGCCGAGTCCACTGAGGGCCCGCCGTTTGATGGCGTAGATGATGCCTGCCCCCGACATACCCCCGAGCGCGTGACCCACCCGTGTCAAAACGGTCGCTTCAGTAGGCGGCAACGGTCCCCCGAGTGTGCCGGGATCGCCCGCGCCGTGGCCGACCTCGACGAAGACCAGCATTTCAGGACTTCTTTCCATTCAGGGCAATCTGCCCAAGCTTCTCCAGCGTATAGGGACCGGAGATACCCCAGCCGAAGGCAGTCAGCCAGTGACTATCCACCAGTAGGCCGACGGCCGCCCCGATCATCATTGAGGCCAGGAAACCCATTCGGAGGAGTACTTCATCACCAACCTTCTGTCGGCTCGGCAGAATCAGGCCACCCTTACTCAGCAGATGGCGCACTAGGCCGCCCGCGCCGCCCGCGAGGAGGAAGATGCAGCATTCGATCACCGTCCGGTCCGTGCTCAGTTCAAGCATCTCGTTGACCCCTCAGTCATAGTGTTGTCTCCCGCGCCGCTGGCTTCTCTTCGACGGTGGTAAGTCTAGCGTCAAGGTCGGCAGCCGCGGCCTCGATTGCCTTGAGGCGGAACTCGGGGATGTCGGGGGTGTCGCCCTGGCCGAGGGCTTCCAGCGCGGCGAGCGCCTCGGATCGGGAACTGATATGGCCCTGGAGTTGTGCGAGGTGGGCCGCGTCCGGCTGGTCCTCGGCGACGACCTTGTAGGTGATCTTCGCCGCGTCGAGCGCGTGCGTGATCTCGTCCCGCTCCGCGGTTGTGTATGCCAGCGCCCGGCCCGCGTCGTCGTGCGGCCATTGCCCCTCTGCGCGCTCAAGCGTATCCCATTCGGCAGGTCGCTTGTACTCTATGCGACAGACCAGCGGCTCGACTTGTCCGTCCGTCACCCGGCAGTCCATTATGTGTTGTCCGCCGCGTCGGTATTGGTCCCGGCATCCGTGAGGCCAGCGGCGCAGGTGCGCCACGCGTTGTCGTGGACGCGGGCCTCTCTGACGCGGACATTGACTAGGTGGCAACCCGTCGCGAAGTCGAGCACGAGGTTATCGGCGATCTTGGCATCATCGAAATTTGACCCGGCGGCCCCCGAAGTTAGCCATATCCCAATGCCAACGTCGCCAGCGCTCACGAACGTGTTTTCATCTATGACGCAACCCACCCAGTTGCCCGCGCCAAAGGTGTATGCTTGCGCCCCGAACCACGCACCAGGATCATCGGCCACTATGATATTTCCGCTCAATCGTACATGATTAGAGTCGCGGATATACAGGGCGCTGCAGGCTGTCCCCGCCCCGGTCAGGCGCACCCGGTTCCGCGTTACGAAGCTGCGATCAGCCGACCAGATGATGATGCAGTATGGCGTTCCGATACTCGTGCTGATGATGTGGCAACCGTCTAGTTCGCAGTCAGTCACCGCAGACAGATAAATGAGATAGGGTCCCGTGTTGCTGTTATGAAGGAACTG